ATAATGTGCCATACATAAAATACGATTGACATCATAATAAGGTCGTCCTGAATAAATAAATGCTAAATAAAAACTTAACATAGTATCAATTGTAGCAACTTTAACTTGACTAGATGCATTATTAATACCTGTTCCACGAACTGAAATTACATTATAACTATGACATGCCATAGGTTCATAAATAAATGCAATTGTATCTTTTGTACCTATTTGTACCATATAATGTGGTGCAACAATTTCACCAATATTAGATTGTTTTACAATTCTCACATTTTTAATTCCTTTATCATGTAATCTCTCTTTCAAAATTTCAGCCGTTGTTTCAGGGTCATCTGATAAAACATCGAAATCAGGAATATTCTCAATTCTTTTTTTACTATCATATGGCATATATCTAGAGTAGAGAGAAAGTGCATATCCACCAAAAAATATAACACCTTGGTCAATAAATGTATTTTTCGTAGTTTCATAAATAACTTGCATTTTTTCTGGATTCTCCATTTGTCGCTGAAATTTAAAATTGACACATTCTGCTGAAGTTAATGGATAATATTTATTTAACAATATTAATCTTTTAAGCACTTTTTCCCATCTTGTTTTATCTCCATCTGGTCTAGATAATTCTAAATACATTGACATTCTTAAATAATTCGGAGGAGCATATAATATTCCAGAAACACGTATAGCATCTTTTTTAATAGCACTAAATAAATCTTTATGCATTAAAGTAATATCTGCAACAGGAATAAAATTAACATAAACTTTATATGTTCCATGATGAACTCCAGGTTTAGCTTCTACTTCAGTAAATCCTTCAGAAACATATATATCTGCTAATTCTTTTGCATCTTGAAGTGCATTTGGAGAGAAAAAGTCATAATCTGGTAATTCAATATCTAAATTATAAAATTGGTCTTGTTTAGGTAATAAAGAATTTAATGCAATACCACCATATGCAATCAAATTTTTCTTTTTCAAAAAATTCTCAACTATAGTAAATATTTTAATAATTTCTGGTGAATTCGTAAGTTCTTTTCCAATTTTTTCATCCGATTTATCAATTGCTGCTCTTAAAATAGCTAATTCGCAATCTTTTATAGTCATCTTATTATCACATATTTTGGGTTTCATAATATAGGATAATATAATTAAACGTCTGTCTGTCTCGGAATCCTTTAAGTTGTTTCATTATATATTTAAAGTCCCGGCAGGAGTATCAATAGTTCTTGTAGCATAACTATATGATTCTTTTTGAGGAATAATAGGAGGTAATGGTTCAGGAATATATCGTAAATCTATTGGTTTTAATTGAAATGCATATCCATTATCATTAAATGTTTTAGTACAAGTATCTAAATATTTATCTTCATATTGATACCGCATAGCAATAAACTGACATCCTACATCTATACATGTTTGAAAATTTGGATTTATAGGGTCATCTCCTACATCTGGCATAATAAATGAAATATATTGTTTATTAAAAGTGGTTAGTTCTTCTAAATCTTGATTTTTCATATCTGAATAATTAAATAAATGCATTTCTGATGAATTGCTAGTTAAATTCACATATTCATAAAAAGGACAGGATTTATCAATACATTGTTTATTATCTTGTATAATAACAAGTATTTTTCTTTTTGGTATTTGTAATAATGGTACATCACCTAAATAATTAATAGTAATTCCATTATCATTACCTTTATTTGCCCAACTAAAAGAAGGGTCTAATAATAAATCATTATATTGTTTCATGATTTGTGTTAAATTAGTAAACATATCACTATTATCACTATATATTCTTAAATGTATTATCAAAGGGTCATCTGGATTTGGAGACGTTCCTTGAGAAAATGCATAATCTTTTAATACACTCATTACATCAGAAAATAAAATATAATTAATTGTTGTTTTAGTATTATTTTGTAAATATGAAGCAGCTACAATAGGTTCACCTTTTATTGAATATATTGCAAAATCTAAACATCTACAACCTTGTTTTAATACATATTTTAACATATCTAACTTTACATAACAATTATTATAACTTCCTATATTACAACAATTATATGCAGTTTTAATATAATAATCTTTTAAAGTATGATTAAATGGATTGATATCAGTATCTGCACGATTAATACTTGAACAATTTATAGCAAGGTCTGATGGAATACTAGTATTACATTTAAAATTTAATAAATAATAACATAATATCCATACAAGTAACACTAATAATATCAAAATAACTATAACTAATAATACCGGATTTGAAGCATATTTTGTAATTGATTCTTTTATTGTTGTTGGATTCATCTAATATACATTCCTAAAATATATATTAAATATATTTAATCTATTATTATTAATATATGCCTGGCGGTTTAATGCAACTTGTTTCAGAAGGTCAGCAAAATATTATATTAAATGGTAACCCTTCAAAAACTTTTTTTAAAACTACTTACTATAAATATACTAATTTTGGTTTACAAAAATTTAGAGTAGATTTTGAAGGAGCAAAAACATTGCGTTTAAATGAAGAATCTACATTTACTTTTAAAGTTCCTCGTTATGCTGATTTATTAATGGATTGTTATTTATCGGTTGAATTACCTAATATATGGAGTCCTATTATGCCACCTATAGAAGATTCGCCAGATACACTTTATTCTAATTCAGGAAGATGGATTCCATATGAATTTAAATGGATTGAAAATATTGGTGCACAAATGATTTCTAGAATTACAATTACATGTGGAAATCAAACATTACAAGATTTTTCTGGTGCTTATTTACTAGCAGCAGTTCAACGTGATTTTTCTACAGAAAAAAAAGCATTATTTGATAGAATGACTGGAAATGTACCTGAATTAAATGACCCAGGTAATTCAGGTACAAGAGTTAATTCATACCCAAATGCATATTATAATCCAACTGGTGCAGAACCTAGTATTCGAAGTCGAATATTATATATTCCATTAAATGCATGGTTTAGCTTAAATAGTAAAATGGCATTTCCTTTAATTTCATTACAATATAATGAATTACAAATTAATGTTACCATGCGACCTATTAATCAGTTATTTCAAATTCGTGATGTATTTGATAAAGTAAATAATTATCCTTATATTTCTCCTAATTTTAATCAATATTATATGCAATTTTATCGTTTTTTACAAACTCCTCCTGATATTGTATTAGGACAAGGTTCATATACAGATACAAGAACATTATGGAATGCTGATATTAATTTAAATTGTACTTATTGTTTTCTCTCTAATGATGAATCTCGGTTGTTTGCATTACAAGAACAAAATTATTTATTTAAACAAGTACAACAAACTATTTTTTATAATGTAACTGGAGCTAATAAAGTATTGTTGACATCAACTGGAATGATTTCAAGTTATTTATTTTATTTTCAAAGAAGTGATGCTAATTTACGTAATGAATGGTCAAATTATACAAATTGGCCATATCGTTATATGCCGAATGATATTTTTCAAGCACCTACAACTGGCCAATATCCTGTAATTAGAGGAGGTGTTATAACAGATATTGGTCCAGGTGTCAATACAGATGGTAAATTAACAGGTTGGTTAATTACAGGTGATTATAATATTGAAAATGAACCAAATATATTAATTAATATGGGTTTATTACTTGATGGTTCATATAGAGAGAATCTTCAACCAGCAGGAATATTTAATTATATTGAAAAATATTGCAGAACTTCAGGAAATGCCCCTGATGGTCTTTATACCTATAATTTTTGTATTAATTCAAATCTTGGTGAATTACAACCTAGTGGTGCAATTAATATGAGTCGGTTTAATAATATTGAATTGGAATTTAATACAATTGTTCCTACATTAGACCCTTTGGCACAATCTTTAGCTATTTGTAATCCTCAAACTGGAAATATAATTGGAATCAATAAACCAACATGGAGAATATATGATTACAATTTTAATTTAATTCTATTTGAAGAGAGAATTAATATGGTGAAATTCATTGGTGGAAATGCTGGGTTGTTGTATGCTACTTAGAATAAACTCGTTTAATATAATAAATATAATATATTAAATATATTAATGACAAAATATCATTTTATAACATTTGCAACAGATGACCATATGTCATTTGCGCAAAAAAATGTAGAAAGTGCTTTATCTATTGGAAAATTTGATACAGCTACAATATATACAATGAATGATTTAGATAACCATTTTAAAGAACAAAATAAACATATTTTAAAATTTAGTCGATTAGCTGGTTATGCTGTATGGAAACCATATATAATTTTTAAAAAATTATTAGAAATTGATGAAAATGATGTATTATGTTATAATGATAGTAAATATATTTGGTTAAAAGATGTAAGAGATTATGAAAAAGATATATTATGGAGTAATCATATAGGAGGATATTTAAATAAACCAAATTCTGGTAGTCATATTGAAAAACAATGGACAAAATTTGATGCATATACTTTGATGAATGTTAAACGAGGTCATATAAAAGAATCATTTGCAAATTCTAATCAAATATGGTCAGGATTTTTATTATTAAGGAAATCGTTTAATTCATTAAGATTTATTGGAGAATGGCTAACATATAATCAAGATGATAGAATTGTAACTGATTCAAAAAGTTTATTTGGACCAGAAAATAATGAATTTATTGAAAATAGACATGACCAAACAGTTTTAAGTTTATTATTTAAAAAGTGGAATATACCTATGCATACTATTGATAAAAAATATATGATAGATGTAAGAAATCCAATGTAATATAATAAATTATAACTGAGTATATTTTTCATCAAGTCCTCCTCTTTGTGTAGGTTCTATATTAAAAATTGGACAAATTAATACATTTTTAAATAAACTATATCTATAGTCGTATACATTTTCAACATGATAATCATATATCCCATTTTTAATAAATAAGTTTTTATTAAATATAATATTAAAATTTTTAATATGTGAACCCACTATTTCACACCTGTTTTTAAAATTTTGTCTTAAACAATCATACTCTTCTAAATTTATATTATTTAAATAATTTGTTAAATCTGGTATAAAAAACCTACCTGTAATTTTAATTATGAATACTGAGTTTTTTACAATAGTTGAGATATTATATGCATAATGAATAGAATTTATTTCAAGTCCACCTTTACTATTTAAATGCATTTGAAAATGTTCATAATTTATATCTTTTTCATTATATGTAATTATTTCAAATCTATCTTTATATAAAATCTTTTCTTTATGCAATTCAACAAACTCGTAACCAGAATTTTCAATTACCACTATATTAAAATTAGTTTTATTTAGCCAAGATGTTATTGATTTTAAATATGTATTAATTCTTTCTAATTTATTAACTTGAAACGCGGAATATGGAGTTACATTAACTGTAGTTGTTAAAATAATAGATAATTCTTTATTCATATATATATATGAATAAATATTTAAATATATTCCAAAATATAGATAAACGAAATCACGATGATAATTATATTATGAATAATGGTGCGTCAAATATTTTATTTATTGGTGGATGTAGGTGTTATGTTTTATCAATATATTTTAAGAAAATATGTGAAATTATTCCATGGTTTGCGCACGCACAATACGGAATATCGGTAATAGGGGTTCATATTGTAGATTTTTATAAAAGAGATAAAACTAGTAATTTAACAAACACAATTGAAAATGCGGATATAATAATGTGTGAATGTATAAAACATTACTCTTTTTTAAATACTATTAATACTTGCGAACAAAATATTTATAATAATTTTAATTTAAAAAAAGGTTGTAAAATAATTATGATACCTAATTTAGAATTACGATATTATGTAAATGATATTTTAAAAAATACTGAAGAAGACTTTATAATAGAACAAAATAAAAATTTAACAAAAATATTAGATAATTGCAAAAAATTAAATTGCATAGAATTGTCTGATTATATAGAAGAAAATATTAAAAAAATTCGATTATTTGCTACTCATAATCACCCAACTTATTATTTATTTAATATACTATTTAAAGAAATGATTAATAATACTTTTAATTATGTATTAGAAGACAATATAATAGAACAACTTAAAGAAATAAAAATATTCGAAATCGACGCAAATTCTACAAAAATAATAGAATTAGATTATAAATTAGGACTTGATAGAAGTATTATATAAATCTAATTACAATCATGGTCCACCATTTCTTTAACAAGTTGGTCAAAAGTATATGTTGGTTTCC